ACTTGTTATTGATTCTACCATTAGATGTTCGTATTTTGGGTACAGAGTATGAGGATAAGAACTTTACTGGCCGTAATGAGGGTGCAGGCCGTGGTGTACAGGTTATATTTAATAGACGTGACCATAGCTTTAGTTCCAGCAGTTTGCGCAAACGAGTTGCTGAAGCAGAAACAATTAAAAGTATTAAAAATGAACGTACTGTTTAACGGTGACTCCAACATGAATGGTGAGGAGTTGCAAGACCGCAGCCTTAGCATGATTGGTGAACTGTCAAGACACCTTGGCGGTACAGGCACAAACTTGTCTGTAAGTGGTGCTAGCAATGACTTGATCTACAACTCAACACTTGAGTACCTCAAGGACAACCAACCAGATCTTGTGGTAATTGGTTGGACCGAGCATGGTCGCGAGCAATGGTATTTTGAAGGTTCCTTTCATGAAATCAATCAGTTGGATGTGGGGCAACGTATTCCTGAAGAGTTCCGTAGACGCTATCAGTTCTGGAAGAATCACATTCAGAAAGAAGGCGAGTGGCATCGTGTGATGGGCTACTACTGGCACAACAAGATTTACAACTTGCATTTGATTCTCAAAGAGCGCGGCATTCCGCATTTGTTCTTCAATGCGTTTAATGCGTTCCAGGTTGCCAACTCAGCTGAACAACTGGATTGGAACGATTGTTTTTTCCATCCTTATCAACAAAATCTTTGCTACATCAACTACTGTGTGGAACATGAGTTTGAAGAAATTACACCCGGATGGCAACACTACAATGAAGATGCGCATGCCGCATGGGCACAGACCTTGGTTGATTACATGAAACAACGTCAAGTCTATGATTCTATATGTAAACGGTGATAGCCATGCTGCCGCTGCCGAAGCAGTAAATTCTCACGGCTGGGCGCAGGATGACGGGTTGTTTTATGGACTAGGTCGTATGCCACATCCCGACAACGAACGTGTGAGTTTTGGTTGCGAACTTGCCAACTGGTTACGTGCTATCCTATACTTGGATGCACAAGCTGGATGTTCAAACACACGCATCATGCGTACCACAAGAGAATGGATCAAGGATAACCCAGATGCAGTCAACAATTGCTTTATGGTTATCCAATGGACCACTTGGGAACGAGAAGAGTGGTGGCATGAAGGTCACGACTTTCAAGTGAATGCATCGGGGATTGATGATGTTCCAGAAGCACTACAACAACGCTACAAACAATTTGTTATTGATATAGATTGGGAAAAATGTAGACAACGTGCCCATAAAGAAATTTGGGCATTTCATCGAGAACTAGACGATCTGGGCATACGCCATGTGATGTTCAATGGCAATAGCCATTTTGGTGGTATTGCTGACCAAAGAGCTTGGGGTGCTAGCTACATGCACCCGTATGATGACGAAATGACTTATAATTCGATATTAAAAGGGCAAGGATTCAAAACGGTTAATCCAAATAGTTGGCATTTTGGGCCAGATGCCCATTGCTATTGGGCGGAATATGTGTTACAATACATTAAACGCAACCAACTATTGAGTCCAAATGAAATACCTACTTATTGATACAGCAAACATGTTTTTCCGAGCACGTCACGGTGCCCACAGAGCCAGTGACACTTGGACTAAACTGGGGTTTGCGCTACACGTTACAATGATGGCTGCCAACAAGGTAGCCAAGCGTTTTCAAGCAGATCACGTGGTCTTTGCACTGGAAGGTCGATCATGGCGCAAAGACTACTATGAGCCCTACAAGAAGAACCGTGCTGTGGCACGTGGTAAAATGAACGAGGACGAAGCAGAAGAAGACAAGCTGTTTTGGGAAACTTATGACAATCTGACTAAATACTTGTCCGACAGAACCAATTGCAGTGTTATTCGTTGCGCAACAGCCGAAGCAGATGACATCATTGCACGTTGGATATCATTACACCCCCAAGACGATCACGTAATTGTTAGCTCAGACACAGACTTTGTTCAATTAGTCGCATCCAACGTCACACAATACAATGGTATTACAGATGAACTGATCACATTGGAGGGTATATTTGATGCCAAGGGTAAGCCTGTTACAGATAAAAAAACTAAACAACCAAAAACCATCCCGGATCCGGCCTGGCTATTATTTGAGAAGTGCATGCGTGGCGACACCTCCGACAATGTCTTCTCTGCTTATCCGGGAGTACGTGAAAAAGGGACAAAGAATAAAGTTGGTCTCCGTGAGGCCTTTGCCGACAGAGACAAGCGCGGATATTCTTGGAACAACATGATGCTTCAGCGTTGGTCAGACCACAATGGACTAGAGCACAGGGTATTAGACGATTACGAACGTAACTGTACGTTGATCGATCTCAACGCACAACCGGATGCGATTAAAGACACAGTGGATGCTGTGATCCGGGAACAGATCAGTCACAAGGATGTGGGACAAGTGGGCAGTCACTTTCTCAAGTTCTGTGGCAAATATGAGTTGACCAAGTGCAGTGATTCGGCAGAGTCATTCGGACGTTGGTTAAACGAAACATACAAAGGAGTATTAAATGATACACGCCAAACCAGTAATTGACAACGAGTATTGGATCTTGAAGAAAGACGATCAAAAAGTTGGCAACATTCAAGCAGTCAACGATGGTTATCAAATAACCATTGAGAACAAAACAGGAATGTACAAAACCATTCCCATGTTGCCCAAGCGCGAGAATGGGGAATTTGAGCCAGCTGAAAAAGCCAGCAAGCCTGCTACAGACATGGTACATGGATATCCTACTGGATGCAGGGCGCACAATCCCATCTGGGATGTGAAACACAAGCTGCCACTGTTTACCAAAGACACCAAGAGTAAATCATGGTACGCCGCTGGGTGGTACATGATCAAACAACATCGCAACTGGAAACCGGTACAAAACCCCAAGCTAATCGTACTTGAACGCTACAAATATCAAGGACCTTTCCACTCTAAAGAAGAAGCTAGTGACCACAAAAGTTGATACCACATTTGGTGAAGATCCTGATTATGACAAAGTAATCACAGTCAAGCATGGCAAGATTACTATCAATGAGTGGGGAGAAAAATATCTCACTCCAGAAGAAAATGCCGAATGGTTGGAGCAAGATCGCATACACGAGGCTGCTGTACATGCTGCCATTGCCGCCGGTGATTGCTTTCATGACCGAACTGATCAATACAATGTACAGATCAAGTGGCGCAATCAGGAAGTTCACCTAGAATGGATGAACACCATCAGCCAAGAGAATCATGCTGTGTACCACAGTTACTGGGCCAGGTACAATGAGAAGATGGCTGAACTACAAGAGGAAAACAAATGAGTTTGCACATAAATCGGTTTATTGACTTGATCAAAGCACAAGAAAGTCGCGGCGGCAGAGATGTCACTTTGAGCCTTCGAGATGCCAAAGATTTACACGCAGATATCACCAAGTTACTGCTGGTTCTTGAGAAACTACGTGAAGATCAGAGCAAGGACAACGAGATAGTAAAGGTTGAATTGACCGGAGGTACTTTTTAAAGTACCCAGTTTTTAGCATAAATAATGCTAGGAGTTTATCAATGAGCAGACCTAAACCCAGCGTGTTAATAGAGCACACAAACAAACAAACTTACAAGACCGAGCAAGTGCTGGCGTCGGAAGGAGTGTGGGCTGTGTTCTATGACTCAAAACCTATCAATCTAAAGACCAGCAACATGCTGACACAATATCCTGGCCCCAAGTACAAAAAGGTCAGTTTCTCAAACCCCGGCCACGCAATCAATCTGGCTCGTAAACTCAACGCACAGTTTAAAACAGACAAGTTCAGTGTGGTACTGTTGACACAAGGGGCGCAAGTGTTCCCCAATGCTCAATAAGATCACACTTACTCAACAGTTATTAGATCAACTGAAGTGGGATTTTGTGCCCACATTGGATGACGCAATAAAGGACTGGTGGAAGAATCCTGACGAACATGCTGGCCTTCGGTTAACTGCCGAAGGCTTTTTTGTGTTTGATCAATTGGAAATTGCACATTACGAGTTTGAAGTACCACCAAGTATGCCAGCATTGCCCGGACAGTTGTTGACCCTGGATCGCAAACTCACTTGCCCTTATTATATTTTTCTTAG